GAATTGTATAGCTGCTTCTTTAGCTATAAATGAAATTCCCTCACCTGTAAGGAGGAATTTTGTTATTCTTTGGGTATCATCTTTTGCTCTTTCAAAGGCTAAAGTACCTCCTCCGGGGATAAATCCTTCACTTATACTATCAATTAATCCTCCTATTACACCTTCACCAGAATTTGGATCCTCATTTACCCTAGGTAGTTCTTTGAATACTAAAGGAGCAATGTTTGAATCACCCGGAGCCGTATAATCAGGGGTAAGAAGTCTTTGTCTAAAAGTATCTCCTTGATCTATTAGTAATTGTTTTAACCCCATTTAAAATTACTCAAATTCTTGATCTAAATACTGTACTGGAGTTACACCATCTAAATCATAAAGACTCATCTGATATTTTATACCATGAACACTACTATTGTAAAAGCCCTCTAAAGCTCCAACATGTATTCCTGCGGTTGCTTCTCCATTAGCAAAAGTTGGTCCTGCTAGACCATCTAAATCTTGTGCCATAGGTCCATAATTAAGATTATGAACACTACTATTATAAAGACCCGCTAGTCCTTCTTCATGTAAAGAAGGAGAATTTTGTTCAGGGTTTGCAAACTGAGGACCTTGTAATCCATCTAAATCTTGTGCCATAGGTCCATAATTAATACTATGAACACTACTTTCATATTGTTCGCTTAATCCTCCTTCATGTAAAGAGGGTGTATACTGTTCGGGATTTGCAAACTGGGGACCTTGTAATCCATCCATTTGACCAACAGGACCTTCTCCAGGTACTAAGTCATAAAGTGATTTTTTGTCTAATAATGCCATTGTGTTGTTTTGTTATAAATATTAAAGGAAAGAACTTACTGTTTCACCTTTCCGAGTTGTGCTTGTAAGTCCCTGGGGAGAACTAGCTTGGAAAGAATCAAACACAACTTGTTTATTATTTATAGTAGATGCTAAATAATCTAAGTTTTCTCTAGACATTCCTCCTGAATTACTTACAGATGCCCCTAAAGCAGAAGGATCTTTAGTAGCAAGTAAAAAGTCTTCAGGACTAGTAGATATTAAATTTCCATCAGGACCAATTACACCATCTTCTATAGTAAAGGCTGATTGTATTCCAGTATTTAATGAGTCAAGTTGTAGGCCTTCAGTTATCATGCCTACTCCCTTTCCTACTAAACCTATTATACCTCCAAGTATTTGAATTATGGGACTAAGTAATTGGAGAAGAGATGCTACTAAATCTAAAATAGGGGCTAATACTACTCCTATATCTCCAAATAAAGCTTGAAGCTTTTCTACTAAAGCATTAAACTTATCCTGGGCAGATAAAGCTTTTTGTTGTTCGTAAGTTTGATCACCAAACTTTTCCCTAATTTCATCAAGAGTCATATTTTGCATTTCTTGTTTCATTAAGGAATCACCTAAAGCATCTCTTTGCATTCCAATACTTTTAGCAATAGCTTCTTGCTGAACAAAATTCATATCATTGAAAGCAGTTAAAGTTATACCTTGTTTTAGTAATTCTTCTCCTACTCCAGCAATATCATTATTTAGAGCTGCCAATCTGGCTTTTTCTAAATTAATTTGCTTTCCAGTTAAAAGTTCTGCTTCTAATTCAGATGCTATACTTGATTCAAATTGCAATAAGCTACTCTGAGTAGCTTCTAATGTTCTCAACTCAGTACCAAAAGCTTTAGCTGCTGCTGCTGCTTTGACTAAGGCATCGGGAGTTTTAGATAAAGAGGCTTGTAATCCTGTGGATGCATTAGCTGCTTCTACTAATATATCTTTAGCCGTTGCTGTGGTTCCTAATAATTTAGCTGAAGCATTAGCACTCTTGAATAAATTACTAGTTGTTTCTTCTGTATTTTTGCCCTGTAGTCTTGTTAAAAGGGTTAATCTTCCTGCTGCTTGGGCAGAAATGCCTAATCTTTTATTTAAATTTAAAAACGTTTCAGATGCTCTAGAACTAGTATCAAAGAAAAAACCTACTGAGTTTTTTAATTCAAAAAATGCTTCCTGTAATTTTTTAGAATTTACAAATAAATCACCACTTTTAGCGGCCATCATTGTGAATTCATTTCTTAATAATACTGCTTTACCATAACTAATTCCTATTTCTTTTTGGAATTTATTTATTTGATTTGATCCTTCTATAGCTGCTTCTAAAAGTAAAAGATAAATATTTTTACCTTTCATTAATGATTTACCCATACCTTTAGCTGCTACACCCATTCCCTGCATGGCTCCTTTAGTTCCCTTTGCAAGTTTACCTTGCATTTTCATTGCACCTAATTGACTTCTAGTACCTTTTAGTATACCATCTAAACCTTTTATTTGACCACCAGTCAATGCATTGAGAGCTTTCATTCCTCCCCCTACCGCACCCATAGATTTATCTATTTCTTGAGCGGTTGAATTCTCTTTATTTAGTAATCCTATATTTCCTTCTATTAAACCTGCCTGCTCTGATAGTGATTTAGAGAGAGATTCATTTCCTGACTTTTGGGCTAGATTTGCTTCAAGTAAAAACTGATTTTTTAATTTAGTATTTTTTGCTATATCTTTTTCTATAGCTGAGGATTCTCTAATTTCTCCATTAAGTTCACTAGCTATTGAAGCACTTTTTTGTAATTCATTATTAGCTTGTCTAGTTAAAGCTAGAATCTCACGTCTAGTATCAGCATCCAGTTGAGTTTGATCAATTTGATTTCTTATTTGTTGATTTTTTTCTCTACCAAGACGAACTTGTTCTCTCAGGGCTTCAGCTATACTAAACTGTATGTCTCTTTCTTCTGATGAATCACTCATGATTAATATTATATGTTATAAATATAAAAAAATGAAAGGTGCTAACGCACCTTATCATTTATATTTACTATTAGCTCTATCTATTGCTTCTTTTTCGGCTTCTTGTTTTGCTTTTAGGTAATCGTTTATTTTTTTTAAGGAAAATCTTCTTAAATATATAGGCATATTATATACTTCAGAATAAGTAAACCCTCCACCTCCATGATAAGTTAATTCGTGTACTTCTTGGTACACTTGCATTTTATAATGTGAAGTCAGGCCAAAGAAATGTGAGGTTTAATGGCACATTGACCCCCCTCTTTATTTCTCCTGTGTATTCGTCTTCATAATCAAATGTCAAATTGACATCTGGCTGTACTTCACGAACATATTCACGGAGTGCTCTACTATCTCTAGCGAGCAATTGGTTATTTACAAAATCTCTTATTGTTTTACTATCATAATCTTTATCTACTGATTGGATAATATGTTTTAATCTAGTACTCAATTCTCCATATTCGGAGTTTGATTTTTTAAGTCCTTTTAATTCACTTTCTACTTTTTTCTCATCATTATGGGTAAGAAGTTTAAAAGTAATTTCTTTTTTTAAAACGGGTAATGTGAAAGAAAATTCATTATGATTAGGCTTTAAAAGATGATCTTTTTCTAATTCTTTATCTTCTAATTCTGTCAAATCAATAGTGTGAGTTACTTCTTCTCCATCATTATTATTAAATTTTACACTATAATCTTTACCATATCCTAATACTCTAGCAGCTATAAGAAGAGCATTTTTATCACCAATAATTAAGTCACCATAATTAATAGGGGTAACGATTAATGATTTTAATAATCTATCTATTACTGTGCCTTTTTTAATGTAAGCTTCATTTGTTAGAATATCCTCTTCTTTAGCAGTCATATATTTCATTTCTACTACTCCCTTAGATAAAGGATTATCTACAGGGTAAATTAACCCTTTTGAAGGAAGAGATACTTCTTCTGTGGGGAACGTTGTTTGGTTTTCTTTCATAACTTTTATATGTTTGCATATACATATGTAAAAAAGAAGAGGATCGCATAAGCAATCCTCTTTTTTTCTTTATTTTGGGTAGTATTAGTAATTTAATACTGCGTAATCCATTACGATAGTTAATGTGATTTCCATAGGATTTGAATTTGTCCAATCACCGGTTCCAAAAGAAGCATTGGCAACAAATGCACCTTTTAATACCCATTCTTCTACTACATCACCTACAGGACCTAAAGTATGGAATCTTACTTCTTTTTTATAAAAATCAGAATAACCATCTCTACCAGTTACTGACTCATGTGATAAACGAATCCATTCCATAACGGCTTGTCCACCAGAAGGGGTTACAGGATCATAAAGAGTAACAGATATATCTTGCCAATCAGATTTACCTTTAACTTTTCTTTTCTTATTGATGTGATCTAACACAACAACTTCGTTAACGTATTTTGGTCTCTCTGCGGCTTTTACTAAATATGCAGGAATACCGTCTATTTGAAATAAAAATCTATTCTGTAGCTTAGGTTCGTAAGCTTGATAGAACATTTCTTGTGAACTTAATATTGCCATTATGTGTGTTGTTTATTTATTCGTTTGTTATACATATATTACTCTCCAAAAGTTGCGCCAGTTGGTAGTATAGTGAAATCTAGAATTATAAATTCTGCTGTTTTTGTTGGTTGTAATAATACTTGACCAACTAATTGATTACGATCTATAACATCTGGTGTATTATTAGATTCATCCATTACAACTCTAAATGCAAATAGACCTTGTCTTTGTTGTACTGATTCTAAGAAAGGATTAACTACATTTAAGAATCTATTTCTTGTATTAGAAGTATTTTGTTCAAATACTAAGTTTTTAGAAGTATCACCTATAAAGTTCTTTAGATTAATTAATAATCTTCTTACATTAATACGATCAAGTGCACTTGCTTGTTTTTGTAATGTTTTTTGTCCAAATGCTACGACACCATTTCTTGGGAAAGTTGCTATTGGATTTACTCTAGCATCATATAAAGAATCACGCATTGCTGAAGTTAACTTTACTTCTGCTCTAGATACATTTAATCCACCTCTATTTAAACCAGCAGGTGCAAACCATGGAGCTGCTACCCTGTCATTGAATGCATATACACCCGGCATTACTGTAGATGCTGGTGTGAATACATCTCTGCTTAATTCTGAGCTTCTTACTTTAACCCATGGCCAGTAACTACCCGCAAAACTAGTGTTTAAATTCTCGGTTTGTAAAGTGACAGTATTTAAAACTTCACCATAACCTACTAAATCACCAATGAAGAATGAGTCTCCTCTGTCTTCAACTAATTCTACAAATTTATTAAATGTGCTAGAGTGATCTTTATAATTTACACCAGGTGCCGTGATTAGGTTAAATCTAAAATCATCTGTATTTTTCAAAAGCTTAATTGCTGTATCATAATCCGTTTCTGATAGTCCTTGAATATTTGCAGTTGAATCGGGACCGATATTTTCAAAATATTTTCCAGCTTCAGAAGTTATTATATCACCTGTGGCTCCAGCGAATGCTCCTGAAGTGGGTAAAGGTAATGATGCTGAGTATGATTTAGCACTTGTATCAATATTCACAGAACCATCTTTATTAAAGTAGTCTGGAGTTTGTTTATTTACACTATGAACATATACATATCTAGATCTATTTGGATAGTCACCATTTAATTTTATAAGTGGTTGTGTTGGATCTGTACTAGTATCTACACTTAAGAATTGATTACCTATTACTCTTTCTATGTAACTATCTGATTTAGGATCAAGTGACACATTAGTAAACGTTTCTAATAAAAGTTTGTTTCTAGTTGTGTCATCACCTCTTCTAATACCAAGAGTAAATGTACCTTGACTATTGTTAACATTTGAAATTTGCCATCTAACATTGTCCTCGGAGCCTGTCTTTAAAGCTCCATCACTAAATAATTCTATGTTATCAGGATTTGTGTCAACTGTATTATTGAATTTAATACCTTGGCCTATAGTTTTTAAAGTAAATGATATATTATCGTCTGTATTAACACCTGTAGAGTTTGCAATTCCTCCTCCTATGGTACCTAAATTTTTCAGTGTTCCACTAGCTGCTAATGTTAATTGAGTAAGAGAGCCTGTTTCTATAGCAAATCCATTAATTGTTGTTGATGGAGCTGTTCCTGAGATAGCTAATACATCAGAGGTAGCATTAATTGAAGAACTAAATCTAGTATTTAGTCCAGAGTCATTATTAATTTTATCTCTTAAAGCAGATAAATTAGCTCCAGTGTATGCAAATAATCCAAGATTTTCTATGTCTGTAGCTGCAGATGAGGATACTATTATAGTGTCTACTGTATTAAGGGTATTATTTATAATTCTAATACCATGCTGTGATCCTGTTGTTGCTATAGTAAC